GGTTGAAGGATCTCTGCAGGGTTACCGTTCGTTAAGATTGCCTTACCCGGACGTACCTCTAGCTTAGCACCACGAGGGAGCCTAGAAGCGTCCACAGCCATCATTGGATGTACAGTCAATGCTAAGGCATCAATACGTGCGCGTAGTTCCGTGTCGAGGGCTTTCTGTGCGTTGTAACCTTTCTCGCAGATACCACGTCCCCAGAAGCGTCCCGGCACAACATCCCAAGGGAAAGCAACAACAGGACGATCCTGCATCATGAATGGATTCTCTTCCGCTTTAAGAAGAGTACCACCGTTTGCAATAACAATAATTGCTTCTACATATTCTGGACCGTCTTCAGAAATCTCATCGTCTTCCATTTCGTAAACTGCTTCTTCAAACAGATCACGAGGTACAAGGCCGTAGTACTTCGTCAGACGGACTTTATCATCAGTATAGTAGGTCAGGTCTTGGTCAGGTTCTAAGTCGCTGTCAGGAGCCGCTGTGGCAATCTCAACGTCATTATAAACACCTTGCTCTTGCAACTGCTTGACTTGATGGTAGGGAACAAACTCGTCAATCGCAACACCCAGTGCATCCTTGATGTTGGTTGCGACAGGATCAATCAAGAAGTTCTGTGGCATCACAGGGCGCAAGTTGAATACAGTACGTGTTGTCTCCATCACGCCAACTGCTTGCATCTCACCGTCCATGATTGGTTGAGTTGCAGGTCTAAAGTCCTTGACTTCGTATCCTACGATCTCTCCAATACCTGTACCAAACACAGCAGAGTTAATTAAGCACTCAGCAATCTGCTTACGCACACCCACAAAGTTAAAGTCTTCTGTGAGTTGCTCACGTACAAATTGAATATCGCCTTGGTTAGGATCTTGCATATCGTCTTTGATGTCAAAGAACTTACCACGACCAAAGGTAGCTTCTTCAACTTCTGCTACGCTAGACTCAACAGCCTGTTGTAGTGCAGGAGAGATTAGACGCGAACGCTCTGACGCACGCATTGAGTCTTCTTCTGCCCAGATGCCACGCCATAAGCGATAGTACTCGTCAAACTTTTCTTGGTAGTTAGACTCAAAGTGGTCACGCCACTGGTTACACTTGTGAATAACCCAACCTTCCAGTGAACCGGGGTCTTCTTGATGGTGATCATAATCCATGTTAATATCCTGCTACGGGGTCTAAGATTTCAAAGTCGTCTTCTTCGTAGTCGTAGTAATACGACACCTTTGCTAACTGGTCAATGTAAGCCAGAGCATCTACTAAATCGTCATGTACCAAGGCGTTTGGGAACTGGAATAACTCATCAAGAAAGTTGGAGTTCCAGTCGCCTTTGTTTAATGTTATTTGACCGTGTTCAAAACGTCCTTGCAACGCCCATACTACACGGTCAGTTTTCTTTTTGTTACCATGCGTCAACTCTTCCACACGAAAGAATCTCTGCCCGGATTTCATTAAGTCAGTTAAGTAAGGTAACACAGCATTCTTTAGCGCACCTTTTTCAATACCTACCGCAATTGGTTGATAATGATCCACAGCATCAAAGATCTTTTTTGCTGTCTTCTTAATATCCCAACGACCATGAATAATATCTGCAATCCACCAACCGTTCTCACTGGCTTTAACAATTGCAATTGCTGTTTGGTCTAGTTTTTTCGCACGTGACTTAGTGGCTGATTCCACATCCGCAAAGCCCGCGAGGTCAACTGCAATATAGTAATCACCAACTTCAGGTTCTTCATCATCAAACTGTACCCAATTCTCTTTGAAGATTTCTGACCCCATAGCTTCAAACGATGCCATAAATTCTTGGCGGAATGCATACGAGGACATGGACTTCTTAGCTGTGTCAATCTCTTCTGGATCAAGCAACGGGTTATCATAAGATGTAAAATGCCAAGCTTTATAGCTCTCATCATCTCCCATCTCAGCGTATTGGTAGAGTTCATAAAAATGATTCCTTCCCATAGGCGTACCAATAAACATGGCTTCACCCTTCTGGTCAGCGAGTGCAGGACGTAGAATCTGTTCCCAGACACTAGGCTTCATATCCGCATATTCGTCCATAACAAGGAACTTAAGGGATACACCACGCATTGTCTCTGGTCTATCAGCACCCTTCAATGAGATAGTGCAACCATTGATCAACGTGATCTGCAAGTTGTTAATATGTGAACTCTTGATAACAGGATGCGCTAACTCTAGCAGAGTAGACCACATAATATCACGAGCCTGTCCCTGTGTTGGAGCAACATAGAACACATGACCACGGTTTGTCTGCAGTGCATAGATAATTAACTGCCAAGCCGCGAGCCGTGATTTACCTGTACGTCTTCCTGCCGCAACAATCTTAAACCGTGTCTTATCTTCAAAGACATCTTGTTGCCACGGTAGTAGTTCTACATTAAGATCTGTCAAAAGAGACGATCCAAGTAAACTTGACGGCCCATTAGTTCATCCTCCGATACCACCTGCGGTTCTTCAGCAGGCTGTGCAGGCATCGGAGGTAACTCAAAATCCAGACGACCCGGCTCCGTTGGAGGTACAGGAATGTCTTGGAATCCGGGTTCTCCTAAGAGATCTGCTTCGTATAATTCCGCATGAGTTCTAAACTTTGCACGCTTATCTGGATCATTCTTTGTTTGATGATAGCGACCCCACCATTCATCAACATCCATCTCCTCTAGCTTTTTAAAATCAGAACGAGGACGCATGCGATGATCTGCAAGAAACAATACTTGTTGTTGATCTAAGTCTAACTCAGCAGGATTATAATCAACTGGTAACTCTTGTACCCACTCAGGTGGTTCTTCTTTCAGTACATCCTCATAGAACGCTTTGATTCTATTAAGACCTACTTCAGCAGACTTCCCTTCTCCAATTTCATACTGGAACGCACCACGTCCGGGACCGCCTCCCATCTGAACGCGATTAGGAATGATGCCCATGCGCTTGTCTGAGTCCCAACTTTCATGATATGCAATCTTATTCATCGCATCAGCAATCATATCAGGAGACATTTCCTTTTCTTCTGCTATTAGATTTAAAATTCTTTGAGCTTCACTCATGATCTATAATCTCTCCTTCAGTTTCAGTGTTGATAGTTGCCTCACCACCTACACCAGTGATCGTAATGTTGACAGATGACCTACCACCGCTTGCATCCTTTTCAAAATAACTTACAGGTAGCATGCGATCCATTAATAATTTCCATGCCGCCGCTTGATTCTTGTGTTCATCGTCTAAAGCAGCGTTAACAATACTATCTAGTACCTTTCGAGACTTCGGACTAGCTAACAATCGAGCTTTCATCTCATTGATTGCCGCCGCATCGCCGGGAGGTCTTCCTCGTTTTACGCGATTGCCCACCTTTTTGGACTCAACATCACTCTTAGGGGGTCTTCCAATTCTTTTTGTTGGAGTATTCTCTGTCATATACAGTACTCTGTAGTTATCGCAACAGTCATTGCAAGAGATAATCACTTAAAGATAATAATTCTTTTGCGTTTAACTCTTGCGTATCTATTTAGTGCATATAGTATAGCATACTTTTCTTGTTTTGTCAAGACCTTTTAACATAATCAGCACAGATTCCTCCCCTGTCCCTTACTATGGCGGGTCTCAGCCATGCTGTTTACCTCCGCAGACGCGATTAAGTCTTTGTAAATGCAAATGATTCGCATTAAGATAATCATTATCATTTAGATTTCTATTTTACCCTTTTTTGTATCTGAGCAGGTACACTATATCGACAGCACTACGTTGGTGCGCCCCCGGGGGTGCGAATGATTCTCATTTGATTGATCTAATTGCAAACGATTTGCATTGACTAACACGCAACAAATGCGCATAGCCTGAGACTATGGAAGTGTGTATCACGATAGTACCCGTAGATAAGCAATTATTGCGACCCGCACCCAGTGCGCACCAGTCATCACTTACGCACATATTGCAACACGCACAAGGTGCGCCATAGTTTAAGCATGCTTAAGAACACACGCAAATAGTGCGGAAAAATAGTTGGGAACTTTATGCTCTAAGAACTGTCTAACTATATAAGCGGGGAAAGAAACGCCTTGCGAATCCAAAGTTTAAGCATACTTAAAAGAGGTAACATGCAATGGATATCAAAGTACACGTAAACCAAATGGCGTCAGCACTTGGCAAGCTTTCAACAGCGCACGGCAACACTGTTAAAACGCTGAAAGCTTTCATCAATGAAGCAATGCTTGGCGATGAACTGATCAAGAACTACCTTGAACAGGTTCAGGAAGCGGCGGAAAAGAAAAAAGTAACCAAATCAAGCGCGGCGGTTTACAAGTCACAGATCAAAAAGATCTTGAATCTTGCGAAAGATCACAAGCAAGAGGTGATGAAAAAAGCCGATGAAGCGGGCAATCTGGATCAATGGTATAAAGCATGCTTGGCAGGCGAATCACCTAAGCGAAATGCGAACCACAAGGTGAACAAGCCGAAAGCGCAAGACCTACCGAAACTTCAGGATGAAGCGAAAGAACCTAGCGAGGTAACAAGTCCGATCGATCAATTCAAGACGGCATTGAGATCGATGCTTGATTCGGGAATGAGTCTCGATCAGATCCAAGCGATCTTCGATCAAGAGATCAAGGTAGAGAAAGTGGCCTAATCCAGACGGGGGCGAAAGCCCCCAATTTTTAAGCATACTTAAAGAGGAGTATCATTTGTGGAAGAAACATTTGTGATTATCTTTGTGATTGCTGTTGTGTCTTTTGTGCTAGGCACTGGAGCATTCTTTGGTGAGAGATATTTTGAGGATAAGAAATGAACAGTTTTGAGTTGATGAATCCGCTGTTGCATTCAGCGTTACATGGCGCAGAGCTTGTAGCTTTGTTGTTTGTTGGTATATATTTTGTAAGTAAACTAGGAGAGTAACATGGAAGATCTGAAGCAGATTGCTATCAATGCGTGGGTTGATTCTTGTATTGACGAGATGAAGACTGTTGAGGTTATGCGTGACTTTTGTCGCAAGGAATCAGACGGTTCCTATTGTGTGCGCTCAAGTAATCCTTTGTGGGGTTCGTACTGGACTCTGCGAAAGGTAGGGTATGCACTAAGCTACAAGGAGGCTAACGCGCTTGAGAAAGCGATGGATGACTTTCTGAATGGGTATTGTACTGCCCTTGAATACACTGATATGTCTGACGACGAGGAGAACTAAGATGTTTAAAGATATCAACCCGCGTATCAATGAGTACATGCAACTGAATCCTATCGGTATGCAAGACGGTATCATGTTTGTTGTGTTGTCTATCAAGACACCATTCCATACCATGAAGACGCAGATGCTTGACTACAAGCAGAAGGGGCTTGACTCCAAGTATGTGTGGGGTTTCAAGAAGGATACACTCAACTATCTGTTGAATCATAGTGCTGAGTTGTACGATGACCTCATGGAGTTGTGGCTTACACCTAAGAAGGAGTTGGGTGGTACTGCTGACACCAAGGATGCGGCCATGATGATGCGACTGATGGAGGTTCCCGGTCTTGGTATGGTCAAGGCAGGCTTTGTCATGCAGATGATGTTCGGTCGCGTGGGGTGCATGGATGTACACAATACCCGCAGGTTCTACAAGGTTGACTCCAAGGATGTACAGATATCCGCAGGAGTTCGCAAGGACTCGACTAAGTTCAGGAAGATCATTGGGTATGTGCAGTTGTGTAAAGGTAACCGCAGTACATCCAAGCTCTGGGACTCATGGTGTGAGCAATTGGTGTACAAGCCTTGCAACCGTGGTCGCTTTGCCGATGGCAATGCAGTATCTCAATTCCATTTACAAGCATTGGTGGTGTAACATGATGATATTCAATTACAGTAGTAAGAAAGAGATGCGTGAGCATATTGGTCAGCGTCTCAACTACACTGAGACATCCTACTTTGGTCCAGAATACAAGACCAATGGGGTATTGACAGGCTCTAACAGGCCACAACTTACGAATAACAAAGGGCGAGAGTTCTTTGCACAGGTCACAATGCGTGACGGTTTGATAGCAGGAGTGAAGTAATGAAAGGTGTATTAGTAGATCCGTATCTCAAGACGATTGAGAACGTGGAAGTCGAGGACTGGCGTGACATCAGTAAGCACTTGCAGTGTGATATGTTCGGCAGTGGTGGGTATGATGAGGGTGGTGATGCCATCTATGTCAATGACAATGGGTTGCATGAGGAGACTGCGTTCTGGTATGCCCCTGATGTGTACCCTGATCCGTATGCAGGTCGTGTGTTGTTCCTTGGTATTGACAAGGGTGGTAACTCTCAGGATGCATGGTTGGATGCTGAGGATGTGGCAGATATTGATCACAAGTTCATGACCCGTGATGAAGTGGGAGCAATGTATTACAATGGGTAGTTGGATATTCAAGGATGGTTGTCATTATGAGTGTACTCATTGGTGGCATGATTCAGAAGATAATGACTATCAGATTACTGCAGTCTGGCAGTTTGAGAGGGGCTATGACATCCCTGACTCATGGCACTTGCAAGATGTTGAGTTTGACCTAGGTTCGGCTCGTGTATTGGCGAACAAGCATGCTGATGAGATACTGTCAGGGTGTCGCAATGGTGGTAACATTTGGTGTTGGGTCGAGAGTCAAGGCCCAGATGAAATAGATTTAAAAGAGGTAGATTACTCATGAAGAAGTATTACACTAACGAAGAACTCATTGATTTTCTTGAACATTTTGAGGTTGATGATGAAGATGTATTTGCATTTGCGGCAACACGACTGAAGGCACAACAGGATCACATCGATTGGATGCGTGGTCGTCTTGCGTTGGCAGAGCATGTGATCGGTGAGTTGTATCTCATGCAGAGGGAGTATGAAGAGTGACTATGAAAGCAAAGTATACACCAAAACAAATGAAAATATTTATTGACATGTGGAATAACGGCCACACTGCCGCTGAAATATCTGAGAAGTTGGGTGGTTCGCTCAACTCAATCAGGCAATTTGCTTGCCGTTACCGCAAAAAGTACGGACTTGAGAGGCGAGAAGGTGGACGCATACCACCACGTAAAAACTTTGACAGGGCATGGCATGGTGTGATACCCTGTGGTCACTGGATGATCACGAAACCGTGGAGGTAATCGATGAGTATCAGCAAAGCATTCTTAATCTATGCTGTCATCATTGCCTGCGCACTAGCAGGGAGATATATGAATGAGATGTCTGGGATGTAACAAGGAGTTGACTGACTTTGAAGCTACTCGCAGGTATGCCGACTCAGAAGAGTTTATTGATATGTGTAATGATTGTTTCAAGCACACAGAAATCAAAGCTCTTGAGCGTCATGACCTGATGAGTATCTCTGATATTGTTGAGCTTGACTCAGATGAAAATTCATGATACAATATTCTTACTTTATAGATACGCAAGAGATTTTAGTTATGGTTAATATCTTTAATATCCCTGAAGAGGACTTCAGAGTTGCAATGGAGGAACACAATGATCATCAGACTCTTGTGGATTGTTGTGAGATGATTTATAAATATGGTCTGTTGCGTACACTCAACAGTCTCTCTGATTATTGTGAGGACAACAAGGAGGCGTATGCGTTGAGGATGTTGAGTCAATTTTACAAGGAGAACGAGAGTGCCTTTTGTAAAGACGCACCTACCATGCAATGACTGTGGCTCAAGCGATGGTCTGTCACTCAATGATGATGGATGGACGCATTGCTTTGCCTGTGACGCACGTAGAGGCCCACAGGGAGACGATTACACACCAACCCATAGGGAGGTACAGGTGGAAGCAAAACAACTGGATACAATCCACGAGATTTATCTAACGATTATTGAACGTGGTATCAACAGTGACACTGCCAAGGCATACAAGTGTGCCAAGGAAGGGCAGATGTATCACTTCAACTACACTGATGATCGAGGTGAGATCATTGCATACAAGACCCGAACAGCGGACAAGAACTTCCGCATCAACGGGGACTGGAAGAACGCAGGGTTATATGGTCAGCATCTCTTCAGCAAGGGCGGCAAGTTTGTCACCATTGTCGAGGGTGAGTTCGATGCGATGGCCGCATACCAGATGCTTGGGTCTAAGTACCCGGTGGTTTCGGTACGGAACGGTGCGGCCTCTGCCGCCAAGGATATCCGCAATCATTATGAGTGGCTTGATTCCTTTGACAACATCGTGATCTGCTTTGACGCAGACGAGCCGGGACGTAAGGCGGCATCAGAGATAGCTGAGATCTTTGGTAACAAGGCCAAGGTATTCAAGCATCTCGATGGTATGAAGGATGCGTGTGACTATCTTCAGAACAAGAAGATGAAGGAGTTCTCTGACAAGTGGTGGGCTTCTGAACAGCACACACCTGACGGTATCGTCTGTAGTGCAGACTTGTATGACCTGATGATGAAACCAAAAGCTCCTGCCGATGTTGACTATCCATTTGCGGGTTTAAATGGGTTAACTTATGGCATACGCAAGGGTGAGTTGATCACGATCACAGCAGGCTCTGGTCTTGGTAAGTCTCAGTTTGTACGTGAGATTGTGTGGCACATACTCTGCAAGACACAGGATAATATTGGTCTCATGTTCTTGGAAGAGGACTTACAGAAGACTGGTCAGTCACTGATGTCACTACATGCGAACATGCCTCTGCACCTACCAAGCACTGAAGCACCCAAGGAAGTATGGGACTCAGCGTTTGAGGCTGTGCATGGGACAAGGCGTA